GATGAAAACGCAAGAAAAGCAGCAATGCAAGCACCAAACCTTCAACAAGCAGTAATAGGAGTAGCAAGAGCATCTGCAGGATTACAATTAGATAAATCACAATTAAAAATGTTAGAACAACAGATATACAACGCAAAACAAGAAGGTATATTTAAAAAAGTTCAAGCAGAGTTTGCAGAAATGGGAGCAAACTTTAATGACCCACTGGTCATGAGATGGATAGGAGATTATATTGGAGGATTTCTTAAAGGAGACCAATCAACATTTAGGTCAGAAGGAGAAAAGTTAGGAAAAGGTTATAAATCATTCAGAGACTTATTTAAATAATGGAACAAGAAAACAAGTACTACGAAAAAACGTCAAGAGAAATAAAAAAAGACGTAAATGATTTGATAATTCAAATTAATAAAGCAGTTTTAGAAAACGAAAGCAATCATGCAGTCGCACTAAGTAGATTAGACTCAGTATGCTCACTATTACAAATTACTTTAATTCATATTAACAACTTAAACAGCAAAAACAAATGCGCTACAAAAAACGACGCGGAGGATTCCGCAAAAAACGAGGCTACGGCCGTAGAAGAAACAACACTTATTTAGTACAAAGAGGAGGCATTAGACTATAATGGCAAAAGCAAACTTATTTAACTCGGTTCAACTGCCTAAAGTAGGCAGTAACGTATTCGACCTTTCACACGATGTGAAAATGTCGTTTAAAATGGGTGGACTATATCCAACATGTGTTATGGAATGTGTTCCAGGAGACAAAGTAAAAATAGGTACAGAAACAATGCTGAGATTTGCACCACTAATAGCACCAGTGATGCATAAAGTAAATGTTACTACCCATTATTTCTTTGTACCAAATCGTATTCTATGGCCAAACTGGGAACAATGGATTACCGGAAATCTTAATGTTCAGGCTCCTTATATGTATTACAATGATATTATAAATACTGGTAATGGAATTCCAGTCAAATCATTGGGCGATTATTTAGGTTTACCAACTCAAGCAATTTCAAACGGACTTACTGTTCCCGATCCTAATGCACAAATATGTTCACCATTTCCGATTGCTGCATATAACAAAATTTATAACGAATATTATAGAGACCAAAACCTAATAACTGAAATTAATGATTCATTAGTAGATGGAAGAAATGCAGCTTACGAACTAATTGTTAAAAATCCTGTACAAACTAGAGCTTGGCAACACGATTACTTTACATCTTGTTTGCCATGGGCACAAAAAGGAGACGCAGTTACCATTCCAATTGGAGATGTAACTATTGGTTATGATGAAAATGTAGGTGGAACAGTATACAGAACTTTGGATGGTTTAGCAGCTCCAAACCTTACAGATGCAAGATATACAGATGCGGGAGGCGCACCTCGTGATGGTTCAACAACAGGAACCCGATTTAATGTTGACAACTCAAGTCAACTTTATGGAACAGCAGAAGCAGCAGATATTAACTCACTACGTCGAGCCTTTAGACTTCAAGAATGGTTAGAAAGAAACGCAAGAGGTGGAACTAGATATATAGAGAGTATTTTAGCCCATTTTGGGGTAAAATCATCAGACGCTAGACTTCAAAGACCAGAGTACCTGGGCGGTTCAAAAGGTAAAATGGTAATTAGTGAAGTATTATCTACAGCAGAAACTACACTACCAGTCGGTAATATGGCAGGACATGGTATTTCAGTATCTGGAGGAAACGAATTTAAATATTCAGTAGAAGAGCATGGTTGGATTATTGGACTAATTTCAGTAACACCAGAAACAGCCTATCAACAAGGCGTTCATAGGTCACTTCTCAAACTGGACCGATTAGACTATTTCTGGCCAACCTTTGCCAATATTGGAGAACAAGAAGTTAAAAATTCAGAACTTTATGCACAAGGAGCACAAGTAAATGAAACATTTGGATATGTACCAAGATATGCCGAATATAAATTTCTTAATAGCAGAGTAGCAGGAGAAATGAGAACTTCACTAGATTATTGGCATTTAGGACGCAAATTTAGTGCAAAACCCAACTTGAATGGTGCGTTTGTACAATGCGACCCAAGTACTCGTATTTTCGCAGTAGAAGACCCAACAGTAGACAACATTTACGGACACATCTTTAATAATATTAAGGCTATTCGTAAGATGCCGAAGTACGGCACGCCTAACTTCTAATATGGCATGTGATACACCATTTCATGTCAACAACCCACGCTACCCTATCTATAGTAACGACCGGCAAGTTCCGGTACCTTGTGGAAAGTGTCCAGCGTGTTTGTCCAGACGCACCAGCGTCTGGACATTTCGTTTAAAAACTCAAGCTAAAAATGCTAATACCTCTCATTTCGTTACTCTTACTTATGATACCCGCTTCGTTCCTATTACAAAACGAGGATTTCTTACATTGGATAAAAGAGACGTTCAACTTTACTTTAAAAGACTTCGAAAATCCCACCCGAAGGAGGTTCAAATAAAATACTATTTAGCAGGGGAGTATGGTAGTAAAACATTTAGACCACATTACCATATCATACTTTTCAACGCAGATATAGAACTTATCCACAAAGCATGGGATAAAGGAGAAGTACACATAGGAGAACTAACCGAAGCATCAGCTGCATACACAGCAAAATATATCAACAAAGGTAAAATTATACCAATGCACCAAAATGATGATAGATTGCCAGAATTTAGTTTAATGAGCAAAAAATTGGGACTCAACTATTTATCTGAAAAAATAATTAACTATCATAGAGCGGATATTGAAAGAAATTTCATAACATTGGAAGACGGTAAGAAAATAAGCTTACCAAGGTACTTTAGAGAGAAAATATGGACAGAATCAGAAAGAAGAACTCAAGCTGATAAACTAGCAGAAAAGTTTAAATCGATAGAAGACCAAAAAGAATTAGATTATTATACTCAAAATCAAACATTAGAAGGATATGAACAACTTAAAGAAAGTGGAAAAGCCCACAGAATCAGAATTCATGAAAAACGAGCCCGAGAAGGGCGGAATAAAATTTAGATCCTCATTTAGTTATATAGTAAAACCAGAGGAGCAGGAGGAAAAATCATCAATGGAACCAAGCCAAACAGTTCCAGATATGACCTTGTCACTTCAAGAACTAGTAGAACGATACACCAGAGGGCAATCAGTAGCAACCTTTACACCCGTTTATTATGGAGAAGACGAAGAATTCGCAGACGTTAGTCGTATGGACCCAATAGAACGTATAGAATATGCAAGATTCATTCGCGAGAAAATATCAGAAACTAGAACCTCCCTAGCGGAGCATACACGTGCCGAAGGACGTGAGCCGCAAACGAGCGATGGACAAAACTTCGTAGAAGAACAAAAGGAAGAAAATGGACTTCAATAACCCCCCGAAAGGAAAATATAAAGAAACAAGAGGGAAGATGCGAGGGACTGCCTCGCATCTTCCCGACAAGTGGCGCTATGGCAAAAAAACAAAAGCGCAATGGATACAGGCCTTCGAAGAGGAGGCCTAGCACTAATACTCCTTGATATATTAGTGCTAATTGACACCAAACACAAACGAAAGCCTGCGAGAGTGCAAGTGCAGGTGGAAAATTAAACAAAAACAAAAAGTTAATGGAACCAGTAACAACAGCCGCATTAATAACAGGCGGCATCAGTGCGCTATCAGGCGGAGCCAATGCATACGCCACAGGAAAACAAAACAAAAAATCACGTGCATTCTCTAGGGAGATGTACGACAAAACAAAAGCAGATAATATTCAATTCTGGAACATGCAGAATGAATACAATAGCCCGGAAGCACAAATGCAAAGGCTAAAATCAGCAGGATTAAATCCTAACATGGTATACGACAAAGGAGGAGCTATTCAACCTGCAGGTAATATATCAACACCAGATGTGCAATCGGCACAATTTAGAACTCCAGACTTTAATTCAATAGGAACAGGACTTGTTCAAGGATATTTTGATACAAAAATAAAACAAGCACAATATGATAATTTAAAAGCGACAAATACTGTATTGCAACAAGAATCAATACTTAAGGCCGCACAGGCAGAAGGCGAAGCCGTTAGAACCTACGGAAAAGGATTAGAAAACTTTGTATATCACCAGAATACAGATGCCTTAGTAAGAGGAGCTTATTTGGCAAATGAAAAAACAGCTTCAGATATTCAATATACAAATGATGAAAACGCAAGAAAAGCAGCAATGCAGGCACCTAATCTTCAACAAGCAGTAATAGGAGTAGCCAGAGCGTCAGCGGGACTTGACCTTGATAGGTCACAATTAAAAATGTTAGAACAACAGATTTATAATGCAAAGCAAGAAGGTATATTTAAAAGAGTTCAAGCAGAGTTTGCACAGATTGGAGCAAACTTTAATGACCCTTTGGTCATGAGATGGATAGGAGATTATATTGGAGGATTCCTTAAAGGAGACCAATCAACCTTTAGATCAGAAGGAGAAAGATTAGGAAAAGGATATAAATCATTTAGAGAATTATTTAAAAAATGACTTACTTTAAGAAAACATCTTCAGAAATGAAGAAAGATATGGATAACTTGATTAAACAGATTAATTCAAGTACCAACCAAAATCAACAAACAGAAAGTCTTATACTTTCTAGATATGATTCAATACTAAGTTTATTACAGATTACTCAAATTCATATTTCAAACTTTAACAAACAAAAACAATGCGCTACAAAAGAAGACGCGGAGGATTCCGCAAAAAACGAGGCTACGGCCGCAGAAGAAACAACACTTATTTAGTACAAAGAGGAGGCATCAGACTATAATGGCAAAAGCAAACTTATTCAATTCGATTCAACTGCCTAAGGTAGGCAGTAATGTATTCGACCTTTCACATGATGTGAAAATGTCGTTTAAAATGGGTGGATTATATCCAACCTGCCTAATGGAGTGTGTACCTGGAGATAAAGTAAAAATTGGAACTGAAACGATGCTTCGTTTTGCACCACTTATTGCTCCAGTAATGCATAAAGTAAACGTGACAACTCACTATTTCTTTGTACCTAACCGAATACTATGGCCAAATTGGGAACAATGGATTACAGGAAACCTAGACGTACAAGCTCCATGGATGTATATATTTCCAAATAATGCACAAACAGGATTTGCAGTCAAATCTTTAGCAGATTATATGGGACTACCTACAGGTATTGTAAGGAATAACATTAGTTATCCAGACCCAAATGCACAGGTATGTTCACCTTTCCCTTTTGCCGCTTATAACAAAATCTATAACGAATATTATAGGGACCAAAACTTACAAACTGCATTAACCGATACTTTAATAGATGGAGAAAATAATGCATTTAGAGATGTAGCAGCAGGCAGTGTAAAACAAAGAGCATGGCAACACGATTATTTTACATCATGTCTACCATGGGCACAAAAAGGAGATGCAGTAACTATACCAATTGGAGATGTTACAATCAATTATGATAGCACAACAGGTGGCACTGTATTCAGAGACGGAGCAGGAACACCTGTAACTAATTTAACAGATGCTAGGTATACAGATGCTGGAGGACAACCTAGAGATGGTTCAGTTGTAGGAATGAGATACGATATAGATAACTCAAGCCAACTATACGGAACAGCAGAAGCAGCAGATATTAACTCACTACGTCGAGCTTTTAGACTTCAAGAATGGTTAGAAAGAAACGCAAGAGGTGGAACAAGATACATTGAAAGCATACTTGCTCACTTCGGTGTAAAATCATCAGATGCGAGACTTCAAAGACCCGAATACCTTGGAGGCTCAAAAGGTAAAATGGTAATTAGCGAAGTATTATCAACTGCAGAAACAACATTACCAGTTGGCAACATGGCAGGACATGGTATATCAGTATCAGGTGGAAACGAGTTTAAATATTCAGTAGAAGAACATGGATGGATTATTGGACTAATTTCAGTTACTCCAGAAACAGCATATCAACAAGGACTACATAGATCATTGCATAAACTTAATAGATTAGATTATTTCTGGCCAACTTTTGCAAATATTGGAGAGCAAGAAGTAAAAAATATTGAACTATATGCAGAAGGCAATACTGTAGGAGAAACATTTGGATATGTACCACGATATGCTGAATATAAATTCCTTAACTCACGAGTAGCAGGAGAAATGCGTACTAGTCTAGATTATTGGCACCTTGGAAGAAAATTCAGCGCAAAACCAAATCTTAATGGAGCATTTGTATCATGCGACCCATCAACAAGAATCTTTGCAGTAGAAGAACCAGAAGTGGACAATATTTACGGGCACATCTTTAATAATATAAAGGCTATTCGTAAGATGCCGAAGTACGGCACGCCTAATTTCTAACATGGCATGCGATACCCCGTTTCATGTTAATAACCCACGCTACCCTATCTATAGTAACGACCGGCAGGTTCCGGTACCTTGTGGAAAGTGTCCAGCGTGTTTGTCCAGACGCACTAGCGTCTGGACATTTCGTTTAAAACAACAAGCAAAAAATGCTAATTCCTCTCATTTCATTACTCTTACTTATGATACCCGTTTCGTACCTATTACAAAACGTGGATTCCTTACCTTGGAAAAACGAGACGTTCAACTCTATTTTAAAAGACTTCGCAAACTTCATGGACAGAATCATACACCCATAAAATATTATTTAGCAGGAGAATATGGAAGCAAAACCTTCAGACCTCACTACCATATCATTTTATTCAACGCAGATATAGAACTAATACACAAAGCGTGGGACAAAGGAGAAGTACATATAGGAGAATTAACAGAAGCCTCTGCCGCATATACAGCAAAATATATAAATAAAGGGAAAGTAATACCAATGCACCAAAACGACGACAGAATACCAGAATTTAGCCTTATGAGCAAAAAATTAGGAATAAATTACTTATCTGAAAAAATAATTAACTATCATCGTGCAGATATTGAAAGAAATTTCATAACATTGGAAGACGGAAAGAAAATAAGCCTACCTAGGTACTTTAGAGAAAAAATTTGGACAGAAAAAGAGAGAAGAATACAAGCAGACAAACTAGCTGAAAAATTTAAACAATTAGAAGACCAAAAACAATTAGAATATTATACTAAAAACCAAACCTTAGAAGGATATGAGCAACTTAAAGAAAGCGGAAAAATCTACAGAATTACAGACCATCAAAAACGAGCTAGAGAAGGTCGGAACAAAATTTAGGTCATCTATTAACTATATAGAAAAACAAGAGGAGCAGGAGGAAAAATCATCAATGGAACCAAGCCAAACAGTTCCAGACATGACTTTGTCATTACAAGAACTAGTAGAACGATATACTAGAGGCCAATCAGTAGCAACCTTTACACCCGTATATTACGGAGAAGACGAAGAATTTGCAGACGTTAGTAGAATGGACCCATTAGAGCGTATAGAATACGCAAGATTCATTCGCGAGAAAATTGCACAAACTAGAACCTCCCTAGCGGAGCAGACACGTGCCGAAGGACGTGAGCCGCAAACGAGCGATGGACAAAACTTCGTAGAAGAAAAACTAGAGGAAAATGGACTACAATAACCCCCCCTTTAGGAACAAAAACCAAAAAAGAGGGAAGATGGGTTCCACTTGTGGAACTCATCTTCCCGACAAGTGGCGCTATGGCAAAAAAACAAAAGCGCAATGGATACAGGCCTTCGAACAGGAGGCCAAGCACTAATACTACTTGATATATTAGTGCTAATTGACACCAAACACAAACGAAAGCCTGCGAGAGTGCAAGTGCAGGTGGAAAATTAAACAAAAAAAACAGAGATATGCCTATCGACCCAATAACAGTAGCAGCAGGAATAACAGCGCTAAGCAGTTCAGCCAATGCAGCAGCCACAGGAAAGCAAAATAGAAAATCTCGTGCATTTTCAAGAGAAATGTACGATAAAACAAAAGCAGACAACATTCAATTCTGGAACATGCAGAATGAATATAACAGCCCAGAAAAACAAATGGAAAGGCTAAAAGCCGCTGGGTTAAACCCTAATATGGTATATGATAAAGGCGGAGCCATACAATCCGCTGGAAACATATCGTCTCCAGACGTACAGCCAGCACAATTCAGAACGCCTGACTTTTCATCAATAGGTACAGGATTAGTTCAGGGATACTTTGACACAAAAATAAAGCAAGCCCAATACGATAATTTAAAGCAGACCAATACTGTATTGCAACAAGAAGCAATACTAAAAGCCGCTCAGGCAGAAGGCGAAGCCGTAAGAACTTATGGAAAAGGATTAGAAAATTTCGTATATCATCAAAATACAGACGCCTTAGTTAGAGGCGCTTATCTAGCAAACGAAAAAACAGCAGCAGACATTTCATATACTAATGATGAAAATGCAAGAAAAGCAGCAATGCAAGCACCAAATCTTCAACAGGCAGTAATAGGAGTAGCCAGAGCATCAGCAGGATTACAACTTGATAAATCTCAATTAAAAATGCTAGAACAGCAGATTTATAATGCTAAACAAGAAGGAATATTCAAAAAAGTACAAGCAGAATTTGCAGAAATGGGAGCAAACTTTAACGACCCACTGGTCATGAGATGGATAGGAGATTATATTGGAGGATTCCTTAAAGGAGACCAATCAACATTCAGATCAGAAGGAGAAAAGTTAGGAAAAGGTTATAAATCATTCAGAGACTTATTTAAAAAATGACATATTTTAAAAAAACATCTTCAGAAATGAAGAAAGACATGGATAACTTGATTAAACAGATTAATACAAGTACTAACCAAAATCAACAAACAGAAAGTTTAATACTTTCAAGATACGATTCAATATTAAG